CTTTTTGAATTATTTCTCGAATTTCCCGCATTTGCCACCAATAAAATCTCCTATCGGCGTAAACACCAACTTGTTCAAGGGTTAAGCCGTTTTCTAAACCTACCCGAATTTCCATCATTTCATTACCATCACGTATCGGATCGGCGTAAACACCAACTTGTTCAAGGGTTAAGCCGTTTTCTAAACCTACCCTAATTTCCCACATTTGCTCCCAATAAAATCTGGGATCGGCGTAAAAAACAACCTGTTCAAAGCTTAAACCATATTCAAGACCTGTCCTAATTTGCCACATTTGATTTTTATCAAATCGCCCGTCAGCATATAGATTAACCTGCTCCTCAGTAAGCCCGTTTTTACGCCCCCGATAAATTTGTTCTTGTTGTTTTTCATTAAACCGATTGGTCGATCTCATAGTAAATATTACCGAGCGGGATTATTTAACAGGGTGGATTAATAAAATTAGCTAATTCTTCCCGAGCGGGAAACTTTTGATAGGATAGAGTAAGTCCCTGAGGTGACCAAACACGCCGCCCGAGCAAGTAAATACCCTAAAGTCCAGCACCCAAAGAAATATACTATGAAATGGAAAAGACTTGTTTTAGACGCGCCGTCTAATATGCCTAACTCTATAATGGTAAAAAATAAACATCCATAGGTAGATAAACCGACTAGAACAGAAAAAATTAATCTATAATTATTCGTCATCACTAAAAAAATCCTCTTTTATTTTACAAGCAATATGTCGTCCCAAATTAACCGGAACGGCATTACCAATCATTTTATATTTTGCAGAAACAGACGTGCCGATAAATTTAAAATCATCCGGGAAAGATTGAAATCTTGCAATTTCTCTAACTGAATACCGCCTATGCTCACATGGATGTAAAATACCGGAGTTTTCAGGAGTGGAAGCGGCGGTAATCGTTCCCATAATTTCATTTCTATCAAACCGTCTATAAAAATTCGGAGATCGATATTTTTGAATATTATCCCTAATTTTTTTTAAACGTTCGGGAAGCTCTTTATAAGGTACATTCTTCCACGATCCGCCTTCCGGAATATACTCGGCTAAAGATAAAGATTGCGGTGAAAGTTTCCAAACTTCTTCCGCTTCGCCAAGCGGTCTTTCAGAAGCTAAAACAGCGCCTACCGTTAGGCTCGATTTATCTTTAATCGGCAAAGGAAAATTAAAAGGCTTTTTAATATCATCTCTTACGCCTATCATTATGACCCTGTACCTATTTTGCGGAACACCGTAATCTGCGGCATTCAAAAGTCTATAATATAAATTATAGCCATGTTTTTTTAAGTCATTTTCCAATCGTTGCGGCATAGAAATCCCTTTATCATCTTTAGATGAAAGAAAACCGCGAACATTTTCAAACAGAACTATCTTAGGCTTTTTAAGATCAATAATTTTAAGAACTTCCGTAAAAAGATTACCGCGACTATCTTGCATTGACCCTCTATTACCTGCATTAGAAAAGGGCTGACAAGGAATCCCCGCAAGAACGACATCACAATCAGGTAGAGATTTTTTATCAACGGTACATATATCCTGAATATCAATTTTCCCTAGGTTATATTCATAAGTTTCACGCACAGAATCGGCTATATCATTCGCATAAACAATTTGAAATCCGGCTTTATGAAAACCTAAATCCAGACCGCCACAACCTGCAAAAAGAGAAATACAATTAACCATAAAAAATTCCGTATAAAATTAAATTAATAAACTTTTAAAAACCGCCTCGAGATCGTCGTCCCAAGACACAATAATATACGCGCCGCCATTTTCTTCACATACACGGCGCCACTCCCTTTGAGCGACCCTCGTAGCGGAATTACTGTTTACGGCTTTTGAATCTTTTTTCAGCTCAATAAAAGTAACTACTCCGCTACGGATAAAGATACAATCCGGAAAACCGACCCCGACACCGTTTTCTACACGCATATAGAAACCGTGCGGGGATAACCGTTTATGGAATAGTTTTGCTAGCGCGGCTTCGTTTTTAAAAGTCATCGCTTGGATACCTATTTTTTCAATTAATAACAAATACATATGATGCAATTATAATGCCAAATCCCGCAAAGTTTCAATTTCCCGCTCCGCCTGCCCGGATAGATTATTTAATATCGCGTCATCAACGCCCCCGCAAGTCAACCGATAAACCTTTACCGTGTCACGATCTAAGGAGCTAGCCCGAGCCAATGCCTGCTCAGACGCAAAAATATTTTCTGTATAGGAATACTCAATCATTACGTCTGCGCGGCTCATATCAATACCCGCCCCTGCGGAAACCCGATGAGCTAATATAACTCCGTTTTCCTCTGTAGACACCGCGTTAAAAATCTGCCTGCATTTCTCCCGTTCTGCGTCGGTCGAGTCCCCGTTGAATGTGATCGGTGTGATACCTATACTTTTTAACCATTTAGTAATAATTTTAAAATCCTCTTTAAAATGAGCCCAGACGATTACTCTTTTATCCGCTTCGGCGAGGAAAACTTTTTTGAAAGCTTCCAGACGAGACGGCGATCCTTTATTGATATGAGCGATAACCCCGTTTTTATCAATCACGAAACCTGATCCGGCTTGCTGGAGCTTAATTCTTTTTGTCGCATTCAGGTTAAGATTGTAATTTTCCCCCTGCGCGTTGAAGGAAAATGTTTTTAAAACCTCCTTGTAAACTCTTTTTTCATCTTCGGTTAAAGAAAATTTTACCGTTTCAGTATCTATATTAGTCACCTTCCTAATTATAACGGAAGAAAACGGCGCGATACTTTTTTGAAATAGGTCAATATTTCTATAACCGGTTATCACCGGGAATGATTTAGTTTTTGATTTATTTTCTCGATACTCTTTTATAACATACTCAGCGGAAAAAGCCGTGATGTTTTTGAAACCCAGACACCCTTCCTTTAAAATTTGAAATTGAGAAAATGCATTTATTGGTGACTTCGATATAGGGGTGCCGGTAAGTATTCTTTTATATGCCGCGCCGCGAGCGAAGATAATAATGTTTTTTGTTTTTATTGACGAGGCGTTACGGAAATCGTGACTTTCATCAACAACCAATAAATAACGCCGCCCGGAGGTATTTAGGGTTTTAAACATTTCTTTTATATTAGAGTTTATCATGGCGTGCGAAGGGTATAAATAATATTGTAACTTCTCGGGAGTTTTTATTTTTTCATAGAAATCGGTTATTTTATTTTTATCGGATTGAACCCATTTATAAATCTCGTAATCGGTTTTCGCGTGTTTAGGTAATTCATTTTCTGACCAATTCAGATACACGCCATTCGGAGCCACCACCACCACACTATCTATTAAACCTTCAATATATAATTTTTCCGCTATCTTTATGGTTGTGGCGGTTTTACGCAATCTTGGCGACCATAAAATAGCCCGATAGGGTTCTTTATATCGTTCTATTTCCGCAACCTGCCAGTCACCTAGCTCAAAAGTCATTTGGAATACCTCTCCATAAATTTAGCCGTGACAATCACAGGTATGGTCGCCGCCCAATCGGATTTTGGAAGCATAAGATCGGAATATTCTTGCAAATCCGCCCCCGGCGCTGTTTCGGAGATTATTTCATCGTGTACCACAAGAACAGGCTTAAAATTTTCAGACTTAGTTATTTGTATTAAAGCCGTCATGGTTATATCTCTTGCGATTGCTTGGACGATATTTTGAAAGATTAAGGAGCTGTAAACCGTTTTTGTAACCGGTTTTGATATTTTCGTTTTTAAACCCTCTCCACCGAAGGATAAATATGTTAATTTATCCGGTTTATAAAAATGTAAAATACGTCCGGAAGGTAATGTTATTTTTAGGAAATCCCCGTCTTTTACAAAAGGAACACCGCGTACAGAGTAAACCCGCCCGGGATTAGCCACCGCATATATCCACGCATCCTCGCACTTCTTCCACATAACACGAATATTCTCATTGGTATTTCTGTAGATGTTCACAATTTTTTTACATAGTACAAGATCATCTATTATGTCTTCGGGCTTCTCGTTAAATTGAACACAAAAATCGTCTAACGCTTCACCACGCTCTATTTCAGACCTTAAATAATCATAATCATCACCGACGATAGTATCTAATTGTTCACGGGTAGCTTTATTCTTACCCCTATAAAAAGTACCGTAAAACTTTGCGTATCCGGCGCCGAAACCCAGACCAAGCACGGCGGCTTTACCCAATTGTCGTTCCGGCGGGTCTTCTTGATCTTTTATTTTCTTTATTGGTTTGTTAAAAATTACGCTAGCCATAGCGCAATATACACAGTCACCATGCGCAAAGGTATCTAACATAGATTTCTCATTAGCGAACCACGCGGTTACTCGGGCTTCAATAGCGTTATAATCCGCTTGCGCAAATATGTAACCGGTCTTCGGAACCACCATGCCGCGCGAACATGATGACGCTTTCAATAAGTCTTCCGGGGTGTAGTCACCCTTTGTGTTTTTCAAATATTCTATATCCGAATGAATATTTTTCCCGTTACGAGCCATATTCTGGACTTGTAGACCTTTAGAAGACATTCTCCCGGTTATAGCGGCGTGATAGATAAGGTTATCATGCACACGACCTTTATAAACCCTGTTTTTAGCGTTGCCGTACTTGTCTACCGCTCGGGAAGATGTGAAGTCTAAAAGCTCTAGGGTTTTTCTAATGTCACTAGGGATATTACCTTCCAAGATAACTTCGCGAGCCGATCTACCTAACGACTTAGTTTTTATACCTTTATCATTCACCCATTGAAGTAGTTTAGCCGATTGTGTCGGTCGGTAGCCGCACATATTTAGGAACACATCGGTTAATTTTGGGGCTACCGCGTCTTTTATAATAACACCTTTTTCAACTAAATCTTCGTCAATAGCCACACCTATTTCATTCATGGCGAAAGTTGCTCGCCAAACTTCCAATTCCGTTGGCGGTAAAGCCCCTAAAGTATCATATAACTCCCTTGCTGTGCGTACATCTTGTAGGCAATATTCACGCATGTTTTTAAAATCTACAGGTGACATTTTAGGTATTAAGCCGGTCGTTTTATCCGGCATAGAGAATTTAGCAAGAATATCGACTTCCTGTTTTTTACTATATAGATTAAGTAACCTACAAGCGTCTTTTAGTGATGCGGATATATTATGATAATTGCAGATAGCGTATGTGCATTCTATTTGGTCAATTTTAAGAGGTTTAAAAGGAGATAAAATATTCCAGATTGTATAATCAAAGAACATATTATGAGCTATAAAACTAGTCGCGGTATTGAAAACCTTTGGGATTTCTTCACCGGGAACCCATAAACCTTCGCGACCGTCTTCAGCAACCCAACCAAGCATTATAATCTCGGTACTTGGGTCATTAGCATATTTTACAGTGCCGACGGTTTTTAAGTCAGCTAGGGATTTTGTTTCAAAATCTATGAAAAGTTTCAATGTCGATCTCCGATAAATATACCCCCTAGACGGGACTGACTAGGGGGTAGTTATTAGACGCTTTTTAGTTATCGAAATCGGTTTCGTCGGCTTCGTCATCTTCACCGGCAAGGCTGGTTTTAGGTTTAGCCTTTTCGACCAAACGCATACCATTGAAATATAAAACTATACCGTCTTTACCGTCATTATCATAATACCGGCAACCTAATTTAATTTTGACTTTTGCCCCCGGTTTAAAAGCTTCGGAAATATCTTCCAAGCTTTCTAATGGGGACTTATCAATATTTAAAAAAGGTATATCTTTAAAGGTTTTTGACGCATAGTCAAATTGTTTTTCAGGTATAGCGATATTTAGGTAGTAGTTATTCTTGTATTCCACTGGGGTCTCCCCCTCGGGTTTTATGATAGCGCTACCGTCTTTAAAAGGGATATTTTTAGGTGATAAATCGAAGTCTGTTAAATAGCTTTGGTACTTGTTAAAAGCGGCAACTGATTTTGCGTTGCTTTTGGGGAACCTGAAACCCATTTTAAAAGATTTTATAACAACTTTTTTTTCAGTTTTATGCTCTTGGAGCTGGGTTATATCCCCATATGTAATAAATCCGTAGGGGAGATCAAATTCCCTAGCGGAGTAATCCGCTTTTACCATGGATTCCCATTTTTCCATCTTTTCGGCGTTGGTCATTTTTTTAGTCATATTAAAGTCCTTAATTAAAAAATATTAATAGTTTAGTATATTATAGTTTTTTGATTTCTTCAACCGGAACTAAGAAAACATTTGTGTAAACATTTGCATAAAAAGCCTGATATTAAAAGTTACGGATATTGAAATTTACGGCTATCTAATCTTGTCTGTATATCAAACTGCTCAATTGAAAGTCCGTTTTTGAAAGCTTCAAAGACAGCCTTCATATTATACCCCATTAGGGTAGCCCGTCTTTTTTGTTCAAAAGATAAATCCGATTGCAATATTTCAAAAAAGATTTCATATTCACGGGTATATAAATAACCCCATGCAAATTCCTTTAAATAACCTAAATTAAATCCCCGGCTGAGAAATTGAAAAGCTGTACGAGAACTCTCACACACGCGTACAAGATTACCTGCGATACGATTAAAATCCGCATTAGCTATGGATTTTACACTAACCATAGGCAATCCTAACTCGTACGCCGCTATTATATATTCCCACCGGTCTTGGTGAAAATTTAGTATTTTAAATGTGGGGTGGAGGGCGTTAAATTTACATACTTTATCTTCTAGACTAGGTAAAAAGGTAAGATCACTACGCGGTTCGTATACCGATTTTTTGTACTCTTTGGGGGGAAACCTATGCATAAAAAGCCTTATATTAAAAGTTACTGATATTAAAAGTTACTGATATTATATAAGCAAATTGTATGCCAATTATCAGTCGTCGTCATCGCTGAAATCAATCGTAGATATTTTTTTATACACCAATCTCATTGTGGACGGCTCCCGAATAATGTATTCTTCCACACGCTCACCTAATTTTTTTATAGCTTGTGAAGCGGTCATAACTTTAGTTTCTTTTATTTCATCACCAAATTCCTCTAGCAAGGCTTCTTGGTCAACCGCCCACCTTCGGTTGGTATACCCTTGTTTTAATTTCCATTCCCGATCTTCAGTTACCGCTTTACCACCGGCGGACAGATGATTTATCATGAAGCGTTCGCAGTCATTTATTAAACGCTCTAAAGATTCCTTTTTAAGTAAAATCTCCTCCGCTTTTGATTGGTCGATTTGGTAAGGTCTTTTTTCGGCGAAATTTAAAATATCTTTCACAGCTTTACTCTCGATTTTAAATGGACTGTATTTACAAGTTTCACTTAGTTCGCATTCCCCGACCTCCCCGGTGTGGTACGCGGTGTGTAATTCTTTAAGCCGCGAACTAAGTCGCTCTTTAAAAGCCGTTAATTGGGTATGTGAAAATTCCCATGACGATATACCGCCGTTCCTATGGCGGGGCTGAATAATTGTGATCCGATAGGTTTCATATTCACGCCCTTCTGAAGCGCCTAAAGCGTACCCCATAAGTTGCTCATTCTCGTGAACATCAACAAAACTGAACTCACCGTGTTTATAATCGACAACTTCTAGGCATTTAGGGAAATTATCACTTATTATATCCGCAGTCCCGTGACACATTTGACCCTCAATAGTATCCTGCGGGAATAAATAAACCCGCCTTTCATAAGAGCAATTAGGTAGCGCGCTGGCATAATCATATGCCATAGTGACAGCGTTTTTCATATCATCATTGTCATCACCCTTGAAAGACATCTTTCTAGGGTCGGTTTTCGTTGATAGGCAAGTTTCTAAGTAGCCATGAGCCACAGTACCTAATTTAGAGAATTTATTATCGTCATCAAATGCAAACTTTAAATGTTTTACCGCGCAGGAGGTGCACTTAAAGGCGCGTTCAAGAAATGACGGCGATATTGGCGAGTGAGCCATAAGAATAGTCCCTTTTTTATTACTTAAGAACGGAATATTATTTCAACGCGAGAGCGTAAATCACGGATGGTATCTTCGTCGTGATCAAAAAATGAAGATAAAAAAACCCTCGACTCCACTTCCCGGCGAATCACTAACCCACGCAAAATTTTTCCTCCGGATAACCTAAACCGCCCAAAACGGGAAGCCGCATACTTAAAATCCCCTTCCCGGACACTCTTAGTCACAGACGAGCGTTTGAGAGCCGGCAGTCCTATATTATAGCTTAAGGCTAACAACGCCGCCTTTTGGTTCTTATTCAAATTACCTAAAGTATTAATAAACAGAAGGTCTTTTTTGACGTAGTCCGCAAGTAAAAAATCGGCGTATTCACGGGTGATTATGTCACCATCTTGTATAGGTCGCCCATCTTCGTATTTGGTTGAGCCCCAACCGATAGTCCACACGCGACCGCTTGCGTCCCAATATGCTTTAGGAATAAATTTTTCAAATTCTTTAATTATGATGTAATAATACGGGTCAATATGGTCGTTCACGTTATATAACTCCTAATTTCGATTTAAAGCAATTTCCCGACGGGTAGCAATCAACACTATTACATACAAAGCATCTATTCGCCGTATACTGTTTCGGGTAAACTACCGGACTTTTCGGATATAAATAACTATGCAAATATGATGCCGGGTAAGGCAGTAAAAGTTTATATTTACCGGTTATATTATAATACGGGTTTCCAACGAAAGTAACGTCTTTTATCCTATCGAAAGACGGTAACACAACCGGTACATCTACATAATAATGGAAAGCCCCGATAGGTAAACCCAAACATTCTATCGCTTCTCGGTCGATCATGAAGGTGTTCAGAGACTCTTGATCCGTAATGTCAAAGTTAGTACGTTTCCTGAATTGTGGAAATATAGAAAAATACGCATGCCGTACACGTTTTTTATTAAAATTCATTAGAAGCCCGAAGGTATCAATATTTCAGGGTCTTGACCGTGCATAGGCGAAAATTGCAAAAAACCTTGAATAATAAGAAAACTAATTAAATCACGCTCTTTTATACGTCGGTTCATTAATACATAATCTTTTAATGTTGAGTAGGATATTATTGTGTCTTGTTGTGTACGCATTTTCTCACCAAGACCGCAAGCAAACGCGACTTCTTTATAAACTTCAGACTGCCACTCGTATAAAGCCATACAATAAGCTCTAGTTTCCGGTATTCGTGTGGTTATATACTCAAGATACTCGTCTCGGTTATTTTCGTAGTCGCGGGTATAGAAGTACAATAGCGTATTCATCGTATCTACAAAAGAATCCCCGGCAGTTTCTTTTATTAGCGACGAGAAAAAGGCTCGGATACTTGATATTTCTAGGTCAGATTTACCTTGGCATTGATAACGGTCTGTTGGCGCGAAAACAGCGATACGGCGGTTTGTATTATCTAAATAGATGCCTTTATAGTTATTTGCGGCAAAAAGCATAGCAAAACTGGCGCGGGTTTGTTGATCTTCTTTCCACTTACCGGTGGTTTCGATATACTCCCCGGTGATCCACTCTTTGAGTAAGCTATCGTCTTTAAACTCCGCTTCTTCGCACGATAGGAAAAGTTTATCCCGTAGATACATTGTGTAATTATCTTTAGTTACCCGGTTAGCGGTAATATTACCGGTAAAATTTTTACCCCCGGTAAATTCCGTTATTATAGACGCTAATGTGGATTTACCGGTTCCGGACTTACCCACTAAGGAAACCGCCGTACGCGGCTTAACCCCGCGCCTTAAACCGACAATACAAATTGTTAGCCAACGATGTAGCCACAGATACCCCTCTTCGTGGTCGCCTGATAAGTGCATTACGAAATCCTGAAATTTACCCCAAAGTTTTTTTGCGGCGCGAATATCATCTATCTTCGGGGTATAAATACTTGGCGGTAGTATGTTATATGTGTTTATATCTTCTTGCCCGTCAAAAACAATACCGCGTTTCGTATAAACTTTTTGGAAACTTTTCGCGAAGTTAAAAAATTCATATTTCTTCTGCCCGGCGTAAATAGTTGTGTCCCCAAACATTTTCAATGGGTTATTTACGGGGGTTTCTATTATTTTATTATCCCGTTTATCATGGTATATATAACTTACACCGGCGGCTCCATTATCTATAATTATAACTTTATTTACGAACTCTTGCAGTACATTTTCGTTAATATTAATATCAAACGTGTCACATAAAGAACCCTTACCCGCGTGATTTACAAACGTAACCCCGTCTTTAATATGGTCTCTATCAATGAATGTGGGGCTTTGATTTCCTCGATTACCGGGCATCTTAGCAGGGTCTGGTATATGCGAATCCCACTGCTTCGTATTGGTTTCCCTATGGTCTTCTCGATCTCCGGCATCAGTCCAATCTAAAAACGGTTTTTTTAAATGTTCACCTGTCTCTTTAAACTTAAAAAGTAATTTAACCCATTCCTCTCGGGTGTCTACGGGTTTTAACTTAGAAAAATCCTTACAAAGGTCTTTACTAAAATAATACTGCAAATCTCTTTGCGATAAAGTTTTTTCATGAGAAATTTCGTAAATTGCGTAAGGTTCCGCTTTATCAAATATTATATCCGATGCAAATCTTTTTACAAAGTCTTGTACTTCAACCACTATTTTAAAACCGGAGGTATCGTACACGCCGGCTAAAACCGTACCGGTTAATAATTCTATTCTAGTCGATAAAAAACAGGTTTTACTTAAATTAAGGGGTAATTTATAGTCTAGATCATAATACAGGTGTAAACCGCCACGTTTTGAGAAACAAAAACGATTGGGGGTGGGTAATTGGCTTGCCGCACGCAGTATAAACGAGGTATCATCCTCATCGCTATGATTTAGGTCAATATCAATCACCACCATGCGTCTTGGCAGTAGTCTTTTAACCGCGGTCTTTACAGCCCAGAAGGCTGAGTCAGTTCCGGCAAACGAAGCCTTTTCCTGATCAGTTAATTCAGGATTAAACAAAAATTTATCTGCGTGGTGAGATAGTTGAGCTGATCCGGTTAAATTAACACCTATAAAACAATATCCGCTAACCGGGTCTTTGTAGTTATGCGGTATTTTTTGGATAGTGTAACTCAATTAAGTTAATACCTTCTTGTTTCAAAAATATTTTAGCCCACGCTTGTTTAGACTTCCACATATCTGAGACTCCCATATTAGGCATATGGTGAACAGTTACGCTTTTTAACAACGGTAGCCGAGCTAATAACTTAGCGCAGGTATCGCAGGGTAGCGCGTTCATGTGTATATGCTCTACGTCCGGTTCAGCATCAAATAACATTTGCTCGGCGTGAATATCTTTGATCTTACATGACGTATACACGCCTTGTAAAGTATTAATAATAACTTTAGTGTTCTCGGTATAATATTTTTTAAATTCAGGTTTTTTATAGTTTATAGTCGTAAACTCCGGGTGATAGATTAACTCATCACGAATATAGAACTCCGGGCTGAATGAGGGAAAATATGTATCCCCTATATAATCTCCTTTTATATGAGATATAAATATGTTATCTACTTTTTCAATAAAATAATTATATACTAGTTGCCCGCCTGCAATCCATATATCGGTGTTATAAGTCTTAGCAATTTCTAATGCGGAGGTTATGTTATCTACATAAGTATGCATTTCACCGGTGTCATTCTTGCGGCTAACTACAACCGCTTTTCGGTGTTGCACTTGTGTCGCAGTTTTACGACCTACGATGAGCACACCATGCTTCGTCATTCGATTGAAAAAAGCCAATTCTTCAGGGATGCGCCATGGTAGATCGCCTTGATTTCCGATAACACCGTTTGAAGCCACAGCGGCAATTAAATTAATTTTCATTTTGAAATTTTCCAAAGGATAAATATTAAAACAGATAATGTTATAGTATTTGCAATTATAACCGGGTACAAAGTGTTTAACACCCCGTATAGCAACCAGAAATAAACCCCTAGAATAAGTAAAACATATGTATGCTTAGATAAGGCGGCGGTGTCTATGTCACCTTTATATATCTTATAGGCTTGAGGCAAATTAGCCACGGTTGTTAAAACCGTAGCTATATAACCTATTATGTCTGTGTGTGTCAAATTATATATACTCCTTAATGTCGAATTGTAAATTCTTACCGAATAATTTAGTAAACTCCTGATCTTTATCAAAAATAACTTTACCGGTGTCCAGTACTGTAACCGAGTATCTTAATCTTGGGTTGACAACAGATATAGTAAAGCCCTCTGATACCTCAGCAATTTTAATTATTTGCGGGTTACATATCCTAGAAAAAAAATTTAGTGACGTTTCTTGGTATCTACGTCTTTTGACGAGTATATGTTTCAAAATTTTTAATATTAATTTTTTTGTAGGTTTTGGGGTTTCAACCGTAGAAATCATAAGGCGCCCCCGACTTGGTGATTTAAAGGGTTATTCGGGTAAAACTTTTTTAAAAATCTTTCCGCTAGGTCATATTCTTGGTCAGTCAATAACTCCCCATCCCCGTAATAATAGTCTTGTTTAGCGGCGATAATTAATCGCGCTAAAGGTTGTTCAAAATCCGGAGGTGGAGCTGCCCCTGTCGACAAATAATTTCTAATACTTGGTAAAACAAAACTTTCGATCATTATATGCCCCTAATATTGTTAGTATAAATAGTATCGCAAAAACCGTGCCGGCTATAAAAATAATTCCGGTTTCGGGTTGTAATGGTGTTTATGGTAGTCGGTAGTTTGATACGCTTTCGCCTCATCTATGGACAAATCTATAGGGAAGCAGTAATCGCCGGAACCGAACGTAACCATAGGTATATGTTTTTCGTACAAATGGGTATGTGATGTGGTTATTGATAAAACGCCTAATTGTAGCAAAGGGTCTATTTCTTGGCGAAATTTTTCTAATAGAACCGAATAAGTCATAATGTCATAGGGCAAACCAATAAACACATCAGAAGACCTAATGAATACACTCATATATATCTTATTTTTCACAATATATAAGTGGCAGAAAGCGGGACACGGAATGTTTTTAGGTTGGTTGCCCCCTAACCCATCTTCACCCGGGTGCCATGCGGATATACATATTTGACGATTTGACGGATCGTCTTGTAAAGCTTTTATCGCTAAAGCTATTTGATCACGCCCGAATGCGTGCCGCCAACGGTATCCATAGGCGGCTTTAATTTCGCCGTCTTCGATAAAATCACCCCAAACTTTCGGATAATGAGCCATCATCAAAGCCGGGTCTTTGGTGCCTAACCACTGCCACTCCGCCTCTACGATAGCGATAGCCGGAAAATATCGTCTATTATTAGGCACCGGTATGGCGCGGTTCGATAGGTCATAGGTTAAATGCTTAGGGGTAGGGCTTATTAATAAGTACTCCCCTGTGCGTTTGTTTAACTCCCTAATACCTGTATTTTTTATTTCATTTAATAGTTGGTTATAGGTTTCCAAAATCTAATCCTGTAATATCTTCTAAAGCTATAAGGTCGTTTTCAAATTGTTTTTCTAAAATCTTCAGTTTTGATACGTCGTCCTTCGTTAAATCTCGTTCATGTAAGAAACCTATAAAAAAAACTACTGAAAACACTATTTCAGAATCAAAATCAAGCTCCTCGTGCTTTCGGATTATTTGGTGCGCTAATTCTTCAACACGCCCTAGTAATAAAAGAGCGTCTATTTGAGTAATATCTAATAATTCTGATTCATCAATATACAAAATATTACCCTTTCGAGGTGTTAAAAATTATGTGTCACAACTTCTTTGACCGGTTTCCGGGTCGTATTTACATTCAGCGGCGGTATCCTGTTCTTTATCCACTAGTATACCCATGCGTTTTCCCGTCGAGTTAAAGGTTGTGCAACCCTTAGCGCCACCATAATACGCTTTCAAGTAAATATTCTTAAAGTCATCAAAAGACATTTTAGTGCCGTCCATATTGATAGTCTTTGAGATTGAGCTATCAACATAATATTGGCAAAGGTTAAGCACCCCAATATGTTCGTCAACCGTGCAGTCAGCGGCTTTTTTACCTTTGAAACCATGTACCCGATACATATAGTCTGAAACGTCAACCTCTTGTTGTTTATTTTGAAAAAACATTTTTCTTTTAACTTCATGAGCAAACACCGGTTCAATACCGCTAGATATGTTTCCTGCGGTTGACGAGATCGTACCTGTCGGGGCAATTGATGTCAAATGAGAATTACGGATACCATGTTCCGATATATGCTCTCTAACATCATCATCAAGATGCTTAATAAAATTACCGTTCAAATATTTTTCTTTATCAAATAGGGGGAAAGAACCTTTTTCCTTAGCTAATTTAGATGACGCAAGAAACGCGCCGTTTGTAAGGGCGTGCATGATTTTTTCTAACGCAGATAAAAAAACTTTATCACCATACATACAATCGTGCATATACTCAATCGCGTTAGCCACGCCGGTTAAACCCAAGCCCATGCGTCTTTTTTGTTCCGCTTCATGCTTTTGTTCCGGTAGTGGGAATTTTGAAACGTCAATAACCATATCCATCGCGCGGACAATATATGGAATGTCCGATTTTAAAGCTTTCAAATAGTCAATACCGTAAGTCTCAACATAGCGTACCAAGTTGAAACTCCCAAGTAAACAAGCGCCATTGGGTGGTAGCCCTTGTTCACCGCAGGGATTAGTAGCGGCGATAGTTTCACAATAATATAGGGGGTTATAATCGTTAATCCGATCTATAAAAAGAACACCCGGCTCCGCCCAGTCGAATGTGGACTCCATGATTTTATTCCAGAGGTACGCCGCCTTTACCGTACTATAAACAACCCCGTCAAAAACTAAATCAAAATCACCATCGGATTTTAACGCCTTCATGAATTTATCAGTTACAGCGACGGATACATTAAAATTAGTCAACACCCCCGGTTGTCTTTTAGCATCAATAAATTCTTCTATATCGGGGTGATCTATGCGGAGTACACCCATTTGAGCGCCGCGACGATGTCCTGATGATCTAATGGTTGCACATATAGCGTCAAATATATTCATAAAAGACACCGCACCCGATGAGTGCGAGTTAAGTTTTTTAATCAAAGCATTTTTAGGGCGTAAAGTTGAAAAGTCATAACCGATACCACCACCCGAACGTAAAGTCATGATCGCCTTTGTCGCAACGTCCATGATTGAGTTTTCCGGGCAGTCCGCGCCGTTCACCGTACTATCAATAATACTGGGAGATACAAAACAATTAAACGCTGTGACTTCTTTAGAAGCTCCGATTGCCGCTTGAATACGCCCTGCCGGCAGGAAAAAACGTTCTTTAAGCAAATAATTAAACTTTTCACAACCGCCTAAACCGTTACTGATACGGTCGCAAGCTTGGGAGAAGCTTTCCCCCTCCGCACGGTATTTTTCCGCGTGCAGATTATCAAAATAATCAAACATTATAAACCTCTTTAGTTATTTAATAGATGTAGTCTTCTTACCATAAAACTCAATTCTAAGGTTGTAAAAGAGGTTAAACCTCGTATATTCAAGAACATACGTTTACCTCGATTATTAGTCGGGTCATTTATAAACCAACCGGTCTGGTTATTAGAGAACCCACCCCCTAAAGGAAAAAAAGCCACCCTATCTGTACCGCTAGATTGTAAGATACCGGTTATACTCGTTATATCTTTCGCAGGTATAGGAAAAGCTACATCTGCTGTACAAGGTGCAACACCCAATGCGATCTCTGTAGGGGCTGTTGCGGAATTAAGGTAAAGTGATACCATATCAATATGTATTATTTCCGTAGACTTGGAAAGGGTACTTGTAGCTAATGACGCGGGATTAACAATTGCGTATGATACAAATGACGGTAAATCGGTAACTCCCGCCACACGTAGTTTTATTCGGTATTCTTTAATTTCCTCTATTTCTACCTGCTCCATCTTTAAGTCAGGGGAATATATATTATGGATATTTTTTTCAGTATTTTCTTTTTCCGCTAAAGGTTTAATTACTTTAGGGTAATAATTAGCGTGCGGATTAACATTTGTTGCCGGTGATGTTACAAACTCATACCGCGCGGTTATCCCACTTTGTTGATCGGATAGGAGAACCTTATCATCTATCACCCCTATGTAATTTCCAAAAGAAGCGTTAAAAAGCGGAGACCCGTAAATACGCAAGGTAATAAGTGATTTACTTATTTTTTCAGCTTCGAAAAAGAAATTTATTCTCCCTTCAGAGTTTATTTTTAAACCGGTGTTTGGAGCTAACTGCCCGGCATTAGTTATGGTGTCAGAATCACCAATAGGATTTTCAAAAACGATGTTAATATTTTTTATTGACCGGTCGTTTTCTTTTGTAGCAGAAAATTTTCCGGTAATTTTTACACCATCGAAATTAGAAAAGATGGCTTTGGCGTTTAATCTAATGGTATAAGTACTAAAACCACCTATAGTCTCTTGGGTACTAGAGATAAAATAAGGCAATAAATATGGTAAATTATTTGAATCCGGTATAACTTCCTGAACCAATACACTAGCAGGTATCTCTAATAGAGATACTGCAGGCGACCCCCCAATGGGGGAGCCATCTTCTAAAACCGAGTCGGGTTTTAGAATAAGCTTGACAGGTGTTTTTTGTAATCGATTAATGATTGATGAGAATAACATTACTAAGCGCCCCAACCTGATATGGGATATGAAAATGTTCCTGATACGGAAAAAGACGTAGCCCCCGTCATATCACTAAATTCGAAGCCGTTTGTAGTATTTGCTCGCATAAACCTGATTCTAGGTGTCTGAGGAGTACCGCTCATCTCCATAACCGCGAATACAGTAGAAGATAACGTATTTATTGACGGCATAGACGGTAGTTTATTTAAGTTTACAGTAGCAAAGAAACCGGAGGTGTTGGCTATACGAGGCATTCCGGGTAAACCAATTCCGACAACACCGGAACCGCCGGTAAAAGGTACGTCTAAGTCAAACTCCCCATATACGATACCCCGTTCACCAACGTACCAGCGACAATATGTTACGTTCGGGGTGCCGGTTGGGTTAGTCCCGTTAATACTGATAAATTCCGGTACAGAGGAAAATTTCGCACGTAAATTAGGAAATTGAGAACCTATTTTAGCAATTTTTGAACCGATACCACTTAGTAGTGGAAAATCCGCTACAATAGTGGCAATTTCTCCGGGGGCTACATAGGCTATTACAGCGGGGGTTGCGTGTTGAACTTGAACCATTTGGCTTGAGCGGTTTTCAATAGTGAATAATCTTTTTGGTAAATCCGTCGGCATTATGATTGCCGGTAATGTTAGTGTTGACCCGCCTTGGATAGTATAAATGATCTTAGTAACATCTATCAATTGGGAGGTTGAAGGTGTGGTTTCATTTACCGTTGCGCTTATTGAAAGGGTTTTATCCGAACCTGTTAATGATCCATCACTTAATATTGTATCAGGGTTTAATTTAATATCAAGATCACCTGAAGATAACAAAGATAAAAGTTTATTAAAAATATTTCGGCTAGACATATATTGTTTCCTTTTAATTTATGAAATGTTTATATAAGAAGAATAAGTATATTATGCTTTATATTTATTGTCAAAGATTATAACAGTTGTTCGGAAGCCGTTTTTGTAAGTAACTATGAAACCGATTGAATGACTATGCGCGCCTTTCATATACGGGAAAGATAACCGGCAAGCCCCGGCGGAATAGACATTATCCATGATTTCGACGATGTGAGAATGACCTTTGTTTAATGGCACCGATAACTTAGTCAATACTTTCGTATTCCCGTATGAACCATTCACGCCAATATGCCCATGAATTATATTTTCCACACCGGCAACCACATAAGATGAATTAGTACCGGGAAACTCTATTTTTTCGTCTAAGCCGCAAGATTGCATAGCGGTCTTCATAATTTTAAAGTTAGCATCATTTTTGATACCTTTTACATATTCATGTTGCATCTGAGTAAGAAATTCCGCATTGGTAAAATCTTCACGGAAATCATTCTCTAAAATCCAACGGTCAAAATGATCGTCGTGATTTGACGGAACCACAACGGTTGTTATTTCGGGGCGTGTTATGAAATTTAACACCGCTACCGTTGCGGTAAGTTCGTCCTTGACTATATCGGTTTTGTTTAAATGTTTTATGTACGCATTGCGAAAATTTTTCCTATCATGGTGGTTTTTTGAACACATAGATAGAACATCACCTACGAATTGATATTCAGGTTTTATCCGGTCGATTATACCGCCTTGACCCCAGCAAAGCTCTTTTATTTCTTTTGACATTTCAACGGAATGGAGGTCGAACCAATATATAGACGCGGCTACATCATCTTGTATCACCTGACCGTTATGAACCCGAATATTGGGTAAGTCATAAAAACTACCGTTTTCAGGCTCTATGTTTATTTGGCGACACCACCAATTACCTTTATGGTTCACCTCAACAATAAGAAAGCCTAAATTATGAGCTTGTTCAGCAAGTAGACCGGCTTTTTTGGCTATATAATTTGGCGTTGTTAGCGTGCCGGTTGTGTAATTGAGTTTAGTACTGCTATCCGCCATAGCCGGCACGCTAGCCAGTTCAAACTTAACGTGAGGGATAATATTAGAAGCCGCTAGATTGTAGTTTTCAAAACCGGAAGTGGGTCTTTTCGCGGTAGGTATTATGTTTTGCTCCCCGCACCAGAATAGTGATTTGGCTAATAATACTGAGGTGTCCTGAATAAAATCTGTGGCTCTTTCATCATAGGTTATATCTTCGGCTACTTTTTCTTTACCCTTTTTGACATCAATGTAATCGGTTTTGTAAGTGAAGGTGCCTAATAATATTTCCGCATCAAGATACTGCGCATACGCACACATATTTTCCCATCCGGCGGTGTGCATAGGGGTGTTGTTTTGAATGGAAGATAATAAGTAATATTTTTTGCCGTTTTTAGGCGGTAACGGACGCGACTCTTTTTGTTTTATAGTTTTAACAGATTTTGTAGCTTTTTCAAGTAACTCCCGAAAAGTAGAGCGCGGCATGCCTAAACGTCTAGCCGCTTCCGTTTTGTTAAAGCCGGATAGCCTATAGGTTTCCAAAATATCCAAGAAATTATCTTTCAAAAAATTTCATAAAAAGTGTTAATAACAACCCGATAGCTCCGGTTATTACGACACCTATAGCGGTTTTTAGGCTTTGGTCTTTTACCTGCTCGCAAGATTTACGCCAATTATGTAAATGTTGGAAGTCTTTCTGCATCTCAATAGGGTCTATCGTATTTAGACCCAGTCGCTCGAATGACCGGCGTATAATATCATCTACTTCATCATCAGTAACATTATGCTTCAAAAGATTAGTCTTTCTTTAAGAAGATCATGATAAAAGCGTAAATTACCCCAACGGCTTGTATAATTACTTCTTGCATTTCCGGTGAAACTGAGGCGCCTAAAACGCCGGCTAAAATTGTTAACCCTTGATAGGTCGACGGTTGTTTAAACATATAAGTAGCCTTTCTATTTGAATAGAAATAGTATACTTCAAAATTAATTAATAGTAAATACTTGTTTTATACTGTAATATGCTAACTTAATTCGGTAATTGTTTTGGGTACTTTTTTCGTTTTCGTATGCGGAGATAGTATTTTGTATTTCGGTTAATACCTTTGGCTGGTTCGCTAATTTGTATTTTTCCGGTTTTTTAGTCCAATTAACAAGGGCTTTGTACGCTTGCGCGGGAGTAATAGGGTTAATAGCCATTTAATTACACCGACTGTAAAAGTCTATCGTAGATTTGTTGCCAATCAACGCCTTCAAGGGCTCTCTCCATAATATCCCCGTAGTTTCTTTTATAATCGTGGATTAAGTCAAGTATGATCGGTATGTCCGATTGTAATGCGTATTTTGAACCTCTTAGAAGTTCATATGCGGTTTCCATTTTAGGGGTGATGTTTTCGCCGCCATCGTAGAAAGCGTCGTAGTTTTCCATCATTTCGATTAATTCGGGCTTCATTTTAGAGTTCCTTATATTAGTGGTTTGTTAATATATAGCAATTAGCGTGCCAGAAGTTTTTTTATGATCGGTTTGCTAATGAAACCCGCCGATCCCCGCGAATAAATCCGCAAATTTTACCAATTTCTAAACCCTATGTGTGAAACGCTTGCAAATACTGCTTGCATAACTCCGAACGCACTACATCTTCCAATCCGAAATCGACTACGTCCATATATTCGCAAGCTTTATGTTGCAATAATTGAGCCAACCCGCAATTAGATAGAGCGGTCTGCCTAGTATCCCCGGAAAAAACTATCTTACTATTATATCCTCGTCGAGTTAATAATAAATATATCTCTTTCATAGAGCAATTCTCAGCTTCATCCACGATAACATATGAGTGATTAAACGTGATGCCCTGAATAAACTCCAAAGGTATGATTTCTATTTTCCCCGCTTTAATATCGTTTTCCATTTTACTTTTACCGAGTATCGGCTCGATTATGTTAGTAAAAGGCTTCAACCAAAATAACATTTTATCATTAACATCACCGGGTAGAAGCCCGATGGTCTTACTGAGCGACACCGCCGGGCGTATCAAGATTATCTTTTCAACATCACCTTTCAAATATTTTTGAAGAGCTACATTGACGGCTAAAAATGTTTTACCTGTACCCGCGTAGCCTACCCCTAAGGTATCTATGGACATATCATTTAATGAGCGGAGATAATTACGTTGATTTTCGGTCTTCGCTTTTACGGTTACCTCTGAACGATTAATTTTTTCTTGTTTCTCGGTATCAAATCTCTTAGCTCGTTTCAAAGGGGTGTTCCTTCGGTTATGGGTTATTATGTTATAGAGTATTCAAATTCAGCTTCAAGGGTTATGGGTGTAACAAGCCCGTTTGAAGCTATTCGTATTAATGATGTACTTGAAGTTAGTAATTGTATCTGCGCGGAGGCGGGTAACACCGCGCCTATTTTATATATGCTTGCTCCGGTTACTCCGGCATAGTCGTTTAATATAGCCCTGCCGCGATAGGTGCCGTTACAGTTCGGCAGTCCGGTAAGCGCAATTCTCGCATCCCCGGTTCCGGCGGTATAAGCTGCTGTTACGATCCGAAGAAAACCTTCTATCTTGTCCCCGCCGCTATAACGATAACGACCCGTTTGGATGGTATAGGTTACCGAAGGATTAGTCGTTGCTCCGATTATGGTCGGGGTGAAAGCAATCCACGCTTGGTTATTAATAGCGGTAACCGATAATAGTCTTAATACTGTACCATCAGCAAAGAACGTGCCGATATTACCGGGGCGGAGTATAAATTCAGTAGGTATGTTACCGTTTGCCCTTACCGTACAGTTTACCGTAGTGGTGTTTACTACTGAAAAGGTTCCTATATTTTGAGTTGTAGGGGTGATAAATTGGAACGGGGCGGGGGTGCCGGATAATATAAAAACGCTATACGCCCTAAATTGCTCTATTGATATAATAGTATTACCGGTTACTGTTATCGGTAAGGCATAGTCGCGCATTTTAGTTAACTGGATCAGGTCATTATTAATTGTTTTTTCAATATATGCAATAGCCGATGCGGTAGGCGGTAATAGAATATTTGTAGTCCCTGTAGCTATAGAAAATGTTTCCGCTTGTGAAGAAGTGTTTTGTATAGCTATTAATTTAGGGTTATCGGTAGCCGCTAATTGTTTTGTATATGCGGACGCGGGAGAGCCGCTTGAGGTGAACACACAATTAGCCTCTGTTTGCGCTTCCGTTATCGTAGTTGCCCCGATAATAGCGGAATTTAATTTATTTATTTTTTCCCCTGCGGATATGGCGGTAATATTGTCCCCATCGAAGTAGAACGTAACAGCCTCTAAAGGCTTAACGTCAACGGTAAAAGAAGAACTACTACTTTTTACAGCCCAGTTGTTACTTGGGTTATTATTTATCACAGTAAAATATTTAGCGATACCGATACCCCCGGGCAGAGATAGAAATTGAGTGGAGGTAGGTACACCGTCTAATCGGATAGCAGAGTAACCTTTAAGCACCCCGGCATCCAAGAATAGGTTTGTGGTAGCCCCGCTGATAACCATGTTGGACTGTTTTGATGATATTTCAAATAAAGAAGTACCATCGGAGTAAAACTGCGTGGTTGTTCCAATACCTAATCTGGTAGGCCCGCCTGGACCGACCCGTAAACGCCACCCGCCCACTGATGTATTAGCTGAGGTTCTTACTACAAATGTCTTTGCTATCCCGGTAGGTATCGTCATAATTTGGTCGGACTCGGTTACCCCGGTAAGGTCATAGAAGTTAAAACGATTAAAATCGTCATCAGTTATTGTAAAGTCTGTGGTATCCGTACGCACTATATTACTCTCTAATTTCTCAAGTGAGTAAATCAAAGTACCATCGGTATATAACACGCGGTTTTGGAGCGCAGGTACTAAGTACGAAGACGCGCCTACCCGTATTTCTAAGTTGGACGTTGTTGTATTTCTTATAATTAATATTTTAGGAGACGCGGTAGGGAAATTAATTTGACGATCCGCTCCGGAAGCATTACCGACAATATTGAAAGCTAGATTTGAAGTGAAAACCGCCGATGTGGTAAGTACCGGTATATTTCCTGCGGTTATATTAAGATCAGTCTTATCCTGTAAGAATGACCCGCCGCCCCCGCCTCCACTACCGACCCCGGCGACCACTCGGGTAACCCCGCTAGAATCCCGGTGGCATATTGAATATTCACTGGGTAGATGCGGAGGTACTATTAGTGAGGCGCCTGCGCCTAAATCCAGAGTTAAATCCCCGCCCAAAGCGTTATGAACTGCAAAACTACGACTAGCGTTTGTCGATATATTAACTTCGTAGTTACCGACAAAAGTACCGGTAAACTTAAACATAAAAAAAGATCGAAATTGCGTATTAGTCAATGTTGTTTGCGCGGCGGTTATGGCTACTTCTAAAACACCTTGTGTAGCGGTGTCTAATTTCTCAAGCGCGTCGTTTATGGTAGTTGTTTTGTTGTTTTGAGAGGTCGCTACGGTGGTTATGTTGAGATTTGTTGTAGGCATTAAATAACCTCTGTTTCTGTTAATTTTTCAAAGCCACGACCGACTTGGGTAGACTTTTGGTATATATAGAACCGCAATCGGGTTGGCACCGCTGTAAAATCACTCAAGATAGTCATATTATTATATTGATATGTGGTGGTTGTCAAGTCTGTTATTTGTCGCGGCACGGTTAAATATTGCCACACCCCGGATACAAAACCTTCGGTTATGACTATGTCGTATAAGGACGCGCTCTCCTCCAAAGCTTCGGTATCCGTACCGTCTAATAGGTCGTCGTTTCCGGTTCTTGACCTTCGTTCCCATGAAAAATTAATATTTCCGCCTATATTATCAGTTTTTATAGCCGTAGGAGCGTATGGCATTAATGATCTTCGATATATAGGTGTTTCTGTTACGAGCGCTTGGTTTAGAAGCTCTCGTTCGGTTACAAAACCGAATTTAGCGTTGGTAGCGGTTATAGGCATTTGAAATTTGGAGTAATATGAACGGCTATTCAATAATAATATGCGTCTCCCCCCGGTAGCGGGTATATGGTTTATAAACGTTTCCGTCCCTTTACGCCCACGAAGCAAAATAGATAATTTTAATTCAGAATCGGAAAGCGGAGTTACGGTTTGAAATTGTAAAAGCTCCCAACCTTGTTGTGCACCGTTAGTTGTGTTTATAACGCTCTCAATAGCGCATAGATTATAACCGTCCATTAACTGCGGATAGGAGCATGAACTGAATTTATCAATACCGGAAACCACGCGAATATTCATCTCGCCGGTTTCTTGAGTAATAAACGGGTCAGCTACAGCTTGCGGGTTGGTTTTTAGAAAACCCCACGGTGTTTCATTTTGAACGGCTTTCAAAAATTCAACCGGATCAGGGGTCATATCATAGAGCAGACTACCCTCCCAACGGGAGTTTTCTTTGTATGGTGAAGCCGCAAAATATTGTGTATGTGTACGCCTATTATCGTCATCATTGGGCGATAATAACGGTATATCTAAATAGTGGGCTTTCGCTTTTTCGATAATAGGCGGTCTTCGGGTCTTTATGATTGTGGGGGACTTTGCTTTAACACTTGTAAATTGCTCTTCTTCTACAACCCGTACGGTAAATTCTATGGTTAGATCAGCGCCGATAACCATTTTTTCGATACGGCAATCAACGAGAGCGCCGGTATTGAAAGTTATACGAACTACATCGCCAACATCTAAGTTAATATATCTCCATGTAGTTGAAAAAGTATAAGATGTACGCTCCAACCACGCAGTTGATAATAATATTTCAGCTTGTTTTGCCACTAAAGAGCCGTCCAAAACCATAACAGTTTTATATTCTTCTTTCCTATTGGACTGCATGGTGGTTACTTCGCCTCGCGCCCGTGAGGCTCTTTGCACACTACTATCGTAGTTTCCTTCACGCTCTGTGTATTCTATTTCAATAGTGTGCGGTATCTCAGCTTCTTGTACACGGCTCTCCACATAGTTTTCTTCTTGCTCAATAAAACCCGCTTCAGTAATAGAAGCTTCGTGAACACCTGTACGTTTTCTGATTTTAATAAGGCCGTCGCTTTCAACAAGGTCAAACCTAAAAAGTTCCGCGAGAGGCGTTATATACTCCCTAACCGAGCTACCGTCATCGCATAAATACCCTTGGATCGGGAAAACCGCATTTGATGTAACCGCAATATCGGTCCAAGGTTCTAAACCTGCGCGTTGAAGTAAATCAATAGTGATCTGAGCGGCTGAGGATTCTTTTCTTGCAGTAGTTAATTGTATTTTATTAAGGGATTGATTAGTACCTAGAGTGTACACCACGCCTTCTTGCCCATCGTAAAAACCGGATTGAGAAGTCATAGAGGGGGTGTTAAAGCCCGGGTCACGTTTAATAGTTGAAAAATCACCGGTTATTAAATTAAGCACACCGGCGGTGATGTTGTCCCCACCTGCCATTATGTAGGTATTACCGCTAAGACGCTCATTATAACCTTGTTTGTTAAATACTTGCCACCCTAAAAGAGTTTCAGGAAAATCATCATCATCGAAAGTAACCCCCCATAATATTTTTTTTAACAATGCAAACCGGCTCTCACCCAAGACAACTTTATAAGCAAATGCCGGGGTTAGAGAAAATCCTTGATGAACGGTTAATATCTCTCCGGAAGGGGTATGATACCCTAATGTGGGGGGGTATCGCCACATTTCGGAGGTGTTTATACCGGAAAGTTCCGACTCATCAGAATATACAGAGCCTCTATCCTCAAGTGCCGTGCCTCCATCGGTGTTAATAAATATTTTGAAATATGAATTTGCCGATCTTGTTGCGCTTATTTTTCTGCAAAAAGAAACCAGCATCGCGCCGCTTTCTAAATTTATCGGATTTGAAACCTCTACGATACTGTTATCAGAGCTGACACCGAGACTAGTAACAAAAACAAACTCATCGTTAAGGTTTCTACCGAAAGTATGCGCTATACTGTTTGTACTTCTACGATCCACCGTTAGTATCAAATCTCTCCGCACCCCGTCTTGAATGGCGTAGGCTTGAGCGCATTGACCAAAGAATCTGGTCTCCCCGGTTACCCCGGAAAATTCAACCGCACCGGTATTTGCGTTGATTATATATGGGCGACCTGAAACATTACCGATTAAATGCCCTTCCGGCTCAAAAAGACCTTGTAGTTTAAAACCTGCAACCCCCGGCGCTAAGGTATCGACTATTTGTTGCGACCCCATGGATAAAGCATATATGGTATCCCCCCCGGAATTTCTCTGCCCGTAAACCACCCCGCGAGTGTAATCCGCAACCATCGTAGATAATCGCATTGCAACATTTGTGTCTTCCCCCTCCGTAACTTCTATACCGTCGTCTATAGAACCGGAGTTTGTAGTACCTTCATACACAATCTCAGCCGTAATAGCCGGAATACGGTTGCCAAAATCTCGAAGGTTTAATCTCTCGAAGACCGCGTAAGTTAACCCTCTAAAAGCCGGTGTATTTTCAGCACCTTTTGCGTCAATAATTAGCGGGTCAGGTTTCTGATCTTCATCACCTGAATAGAAACGAAATAAATCACCTTGCGCGGTGCCTCCGAAGTTTTCGTATATGACTTTGGTGTCCGCCCATAATTTAGTTATTTTGAAGGCGACGCCTTCACCGAAAGCCACGGCGAAGGAAGCGTAATAAGTCCACGTGACATTAGTAGTTTTTTGTGTCGCGCCAATACCCTTACCCCCGCTGTTAGACGTAGTGGTCTCTTTTTCTTCTTCAATCTCAGCCGCCCATATGACGTTACCCGGCACGCGAACAGTACCGTAACCAAACGGTATCATTTTACCGTAACGGCTTTCACCTAGTTTGAACTCGTTGGTTTTACCTTTGTCAACAACTTGATCCGGGGTTTCTGCGGCTAAAAAACCCATTAACGTAGCCCGCCGGTTTTATATATGGTTTCGAAATACATAACCATATCCGATAGGTTTTCTAAGTTTTGTAAATATTCCGCCGGGTTGGGTCTAAATTTTATATTCTCGGTATGGAACCAAGTTTTTACATTTTCACCGGCAACCGAGCATATGGCTAAATACAACCGCACAGCTAATATGGGGTTATCGTAAAGCAATAAATTAGGTTCTAAGCCTAAACACTTATGTACGTTCCGTACGGCTTTTCTCATGATGTTGATTTTTATGCCCTCCATTACTATTTATAGTATATCAGGAAATCGAAAAGCCGCAACGATTTTATCCGAAAGATCGGTATTCATGTATTCGCGCACGACCCTTCTACGCGCCGCGTATGCGTGTATAAGGTGACCGTCTTCGGCAAGTATACCGCAATGACACGGATATATGTTATCTTTGAAAATAACAACATCTCCGGTAGTAGCGTCAATAACGGAAATTTGCTTTAGAGGGGAGTTTCTAAAATTCTGTAGGAATGTTTTACCGTCCGGGTATCTGGAATATGTAATATCATCATACTCAAAGAGCTTTAAATCTTTTGCTACCAAAGTTACTAAACCTACGCAATCTACACCTAGACGGCTACGCCCCTGATGCCGCCAAGGTACGTCAATATAAGACATCGCGGTATTTACAATGGGGTTACTCAACGGCGTGCGTCCGGATACAGGTTAATCTCTTCACCGGGTAAGAAAGGCTCACCACGAAAATTACGAATATTCCCGGTATCGAAATCTTTACTATTAGTAATACGAAATTTATTTATACAGTTCTCTGTGGTTTTGTCACATCCCGGGATAATTGTTAGTTTTGCACCGACGGTGAGATCATATGGTAAATTAAAAGCTAATTTTATATCCCCTCCGGCGGTATGTGTTTTAATTTCCATAGCTGTACCTTCATTCGCGCCGGTGTCAAAAGTTACTGTACCCCCGGAAAACCAACCGTCAGGTAGTGGTGTGGAAATAGAAAACCTATTGCGTGGGTTTGTTATTGTTACTACACTGCTATATAGCGCGGTAGCCTTTCGTGTGATGAACACCGCCGAACCGTCTGTATTGATAGTACCCGTCACAGTAGAATAGGTGATCTCAGACACATCGGTTACTCCGGTGGTCGTACACTCATGTATATCATTGTTAAACGCTTGTGTGACTGTAGTTGTAGGCTTAACAATAGATAAATGTACGTCATCGAAAGCAACTTCGCACGTTACACCGGAAACCGTCCTGCCCTCGAGAAAAAAACGAATGGTTCGAGTGCCTTTAGGTAATTTGGACGCACGACAATGTAATCTTTTCCATTTTTTTAACGGTTTTATTTGCTGAAATTTAGAATTATAAAAGGTTTCTAATTCCGCACCGGAGCCGTCAAGAGCCTGTAACCGGAATCTTGCTTGGTCGCGCTGGTATTCACCACCTGTTATCGCCATGACGGATGCATAAGCGTACACATTACCCGCGTCTATATCTTCAAGAGTCATCCCTGAAGCTAAGGAAATCGGCACGTCTTGGTATAAACTCATATATTCGGTTATGGATAGGAAAGGTGTTCTAGCCATATGGGTATTTCGGAAAGCCGGAGCATGCGCTTTAGTTGCAGGGAAGTCATTTACATTACCGGTTAAAACCGACCAACTACCGGGTAAATCGGTTTCAAAACCCCCGTTTATTACACTCTGTTTTTTTATCACACTTTGAGAAGGGTTAATAACTTGTATGTACTCCCCAACATCGTATTTACAATTCTGTTGTCTTATCGGTGGGAATACCGGAAATTTACATCGACTGTCACCTAATTCCGCGCGGCACCCGGGTGAATACACCTCTCCGGGTTTATGGTTTAGTTTCTGGAGCATACCTCGTAGCTCCATATTAAAACGCCCGGTGGATTTTGAAGTAACCTCCCCGATATACCCTCGTCTAAGGCTTATCTTCCCGTTGGTATTGGGTGACTTGTAATCAAGTAAGAAAAACTCCACCTCAGCGTAATCGAAAAGACCGATTTTTATATCTTCTTGAGTTATATTACCCGTAGAGAAAAAACCTTCCAGTTCAAGATTATCAGTTTCCAATGACAAACTTGAAGATATTGCGGTTTTAGAGTACCCCATATCAGCCTTGTATGTTTTGTTTTGAAATTCAATATCTCTATCAAGATCGGTGAAAAGAAATTCTTTACCGTCACGACGTTTTATTCGCCAACAAGTGGTTAAGTGTGTAGTTTCGTTCGCAAGACCGATTAGCATGTCTGAATCAAGTGTTTTTGACATTACAAATATCCGTAATCAATTGGTATTCGTCGACTGGACAGTAATAATTCTAACCGCGACATACCCTCTACCGTAGAAATATATTGTAGCGGCGTGGGTGGGAAATTAGGGTTATCTTCAAGTAACCATTTCTGTATTTTATTTTCATTACCGTTAAATAAGAACTCTATTTGTAAGTATAGTTTTATAGCTAGTATTTTATTTTCGAACCATATAGGGATAGGCTCCACCCCCCATAGAGCGAAAATACGAGTAACCGCCTCACTGGTTAATTCGGCATCTGAAAGTTCCATAGTTAAAATATCTCCTTTGATAGCGCCTCAATATACATCCTAGTAGATTTACCTGAAGGGTCTGCCTTGAATAATTTTTGCGCTTCCCGCACCTCATCATGACTAAATTTAGGGTTAGCTATAATATAAATTAAAGACATAGGGGCACCCACGCATGCAGTAATCATTATAGCACTCATTTGGCTATCTGAAAATTCCGGGTTGGCACATAACAAAGCTAATTCAAGCGAATAAAAACTGTGGTATAGACACCCCCTAATAGCCTCCATTTGGTCACAATTGAAATGGCGTTTTGCGTAGATATGCACATTATCAAGCAGCTTACTTCTCCAACTATCGTCACACAGACCTAATCGTATCTGCCTCATTTGACGATAATTGAATCCTGCGTCGGCGTATAAGGCAATTTTATCTTCCGGCAAACCAAATCTTCGACCCATATCAATTTGTTTTTGCTGTTTTTTATTAAATTGGGTTATCAAAATATCACCACATATTCTATTTTATCTATTTCAAAGATACGCCCGAAGCGTTCTTCTCGTAGATTTTTTTCGCATTCCTCAGGGGTTAAATCCGGGATAATCTCAAAAAAATAATTCATTACATCTGTTAAATATGCGACTTGTAAGTCATGTGATATAGTTTCTTTATATAGACGATTTATTTCATTTATAATATATGTGTTATCAGATAAGATTTTCAACATTTTTCAACATCCTAAGTAAGATAAGTAACCGTAGCCGCGGCAATAAAAGACGCGATTACGAATATAATTTTAACTTCGTATACAAAAAAATCACCGTCCCTATAATGTGAAGATGAGATAAACAATAAGAATAAAAATATTCCTATAAAAATAATACTATCAATCAAGGTAGCCTCAGCTCTATTAAAGTTAATTCAGGTATCGTCATAGCGTCCGCCCATAAGACGCTAATATCTATGAAGTCGGTATCGAAACGAACAGGTACGTCAAATTCACCCTCTATTTCGATTATAGCCCCAACAGGTCGCGCAGTATTAAAAACCACAAGTCCGGTGTTTCTAAAAACTGTGTAATTTGCGGGGTTAACTAATAAACCGTCTTGATAGACGTTTATTGATCCGTTTACAAACTTCTTTATAGTCCTTGCAAAAGTCACGCCGGAAACGTATCTTTTTATTGCTTGGTAAGTTTTTAAATCTCCTGAAGGGTTCAGCGCTTCACTGCGGAATTGGTAATCACTCCAATCTTTGAACCGAAAACCTGTCAAGCGACCTTGTCGCGCCATGAAAAAAGCTATAACCGTTTCCATTTGTTCTTTAGTACGGATACCATAGCTTATATTATATTGGTATCGCGGCATGTCCCAGTTTGCATTTCTTTTCTCAAAACCGCCTACTGTGGTCGCGATGGTGGTATTAAAATTCGCTCCACCCGAAGCTCCACGCTCAATATCTACAGGTAAGCGAATTTCAACAAAGGACATTTGTATCCACCGCAAACAGTTTTTTTATGGCGATAAAATCAGCGTACCCTAAGGTCTCGTTTTCATAAACCTCATCAATACTTTTAGCTTTGACGGTTTTAAAATCGGAAATTTCCCGGTCACGAACGTAGGTGACTGCGTATAAATAAGTACTCAAAGTTATCTCCTTCGGTTAGCTCTGTTTATAGCCATAGCGGTTTCCTTAGCTATTTGACCCTTTGACTTATTAAACGACGACGCATCGGGTGTATTCACCGTAATATTCACATTATTCATATTACCTTGCCCTGCCGGTTTGAGCAAGTTTTTAATTTCTCCGCCGTTATTCATGTATTCTAACGCGCTTCTATTCCTATTAGTCGCTCCGGCGTTCATAACATACTCACCATTGGAAACACGCGCTATCATACTATCGGAAGTACCTGACCCGGCGCCCCTAATTAGACCGCCGTCTTTGAAACTACCTGCAAATAACGTGCCGGCGGCTACCGCGATTGCCGATAACGCGGCTAGACCTATAACTGCGGACGAACCGAAAGTTGCGGCTGATGACGCGGCGGCGGCTGGAGCATACGCGGCGGCAATAGTCGCGCCTTGCGCGGTAGCTTGCGCGGTAGCCGCCGTACCTAACGTCGCGGCTAGTGCTTCTTGAGCTACGTATTGTACGCCCAATTGTATAAGCCCGGTGACCAATTGAGATATACCGTCGCGAGCTACCGCTTTAAAACTTTCAGTCAAGCTATCAGTCGAAAATATAGCATCCCCCATAGTCTGAGCGAAACCGTCGCCGATAGTGGAAAATAAAGTACCGAAAGTGCCACCCGCCGCACTGGCAAAGCTTTCAATGCGTTGTGAGCTATTATCAAGCGATAGCGCAAAGCCGTCTTCAAAAGTACCGGTTCCATTGTCAACATTTAATTGTCGTTGCGCTAAGTCATTCTCACGGTTGCCTTTTTCCTGTTCACCGGAGGTAAGTTTACCGCTAGCTGATAACTCGTCAAAAGTCTTTTTACGCTCGTTAAGCTTCTCTTGCGGATCACGCAGTTCAGCTAGTATATCTTGCTGGCTTTTAATCGAAGCGTTGATGGCTAATTCGTTAGCAATACGCTGTTTTTGAGCGTCGTTTAAACGGGCAAGGCGTTCGATTTCCGCTTCACCGATAGAAGCGTCTTCACGATATAGTTCTCGTAATTCTGACCGAGTTTGCTTTTCGATAGCCAAAATAGCGTTGTTGATTTCACGCTGTCCGGCGGTCTGAGTTAATGCCTCACGTTCCGCTTGCAAGTCGCTTACGTCCTGTTCAAAACGGGAATTACGCTCCTTAACCGCGTTTTCTAAACCTATACGTTTCTCAATTAAAGCGTTCTGCTCAATAGCTGTACGAATAGCTTGTTTTTGCGCATCGTTTAAACGCGCCTGAGCTGTAATATCCGCATCGGAAACCGACGGATCATCTTTATATAACTCTCTTAAGCCGTTACGGGTTTGCTCCTCTTGATCAAGAATAGTCTGCTGTACTTTTCTTTCCGTTGCGGATACTGATAGCAGTTTATTTTCTTGAGATAACCCTTCTGTGGTGTCTTTAAAGCTTTGTTGTTGTTCTCTTCTAAGTTCATTGTATTTTTTTTGGTTCTCAATAGCTTCTTTTTGAGCGGTTAAATTTTTTATGGTATCCTCTTGAAAGGGGGATAATTTATCTTCACCTAGTTTAGAGTTTACATTATTAATAGTGGTTTGAGCCTCCGCTCGGCTACCGGAGAGAAAACCTGTTTTAATACTTTCCGATAATTCTTGAACAGCGTCGTTGAAAGGGTTTACCTGCTCTTTTAAACCTTCTGAATATCTAGGAGTTCCGGGAGCCGCTTGAGATGCAAATAACTGACCTTTTGATGCCGGGGGGTTTGCGGCAATTATTTTATTTATTACATCAAGTTTCTCAGGGAATTTATCCGTAAGATTTCGTCTATATAGCTGCGCATTTGTCTCTACGAATTGCGCGGAAGTCTGCTTAAGATTACCGCCGTTTTGGGTGATAGCTTTCTGAGCCACACCGGGTTTTTTTTGGTAATATTTTAATGTATTTAATGCTTCTGCGGCATTAAGGTTTGGGTTTTTAAGTAACGCTAAACCACCGCCGTACCCTTGTTGGTGAATAAGGTAGCGTTCTTCGTTAGTGATGGGTCTGCCTAATTCTTTTTCAGCGGAAGCTCTTTGTTTAGCCTCTACTTTACGCACCGCGTCAAATGACTTAACCGGGTTGTATGTGTCCGCTTCTGATAGACCGTAAGATTCGCGGCTTGATGGAAGAATTTGAAATAGTCCTGAGGCTTTTGAATTTTTATTTAAAGCATTTGGGTTAAAATTACCGCCGCTTTCGATCCGAGCTTTTGTAGCGAAAAATTGTTGCTCGTTTGCGATAGCCTTTTGAGTTGCCGAACCTAACTTTTTAAAAGCGTCAACCAAATTATCAGCTTCTTTGGTTTTTCCAGCTTCATCTTCCACCTCTTTTTTAGATTTTGCCAAGCCCTCAAGAAAACCGCCTTTTACCCCCGGTTTGGTATTTTCTTCTAATACTTGCCGAGTTACAACGGCTCTTTTTTCCGCTTGTTTGATCCGATCTTCGTCACCTGTAATAGTACCTGCAACTACCTCATAAATGCCTTTAGAGCTTTCTATACCGCCAACAATACCGTTAGTAATACCTCCGGCTATACTGTCACCTATACCGGCGATGCCTATAGCAAGCGTTTCGAACATTTTACTAAAATCTAAATCAGTATCATCTAACCCTAAAATGGCATTACCGAGGTCGTTTACTTTTTCTAAGATATTTTTAAACGCTTTAGTCCCTACATTCTCTATCAAGTCGAAGGCGGTAGCCCCGCTATCACCGGATAACTTAATATTTTCGGCAAGTAGTAACGCCGTACCTGCAATCGGTAACATGGCGCTACGCAAGCCGTTTGCGAGAAAGATATTTCGCGTCAACGCGCCGGCTAGTCGAACACCGTATACACCGGCGATAATAATACCAACTTTTACTATCGGCTCTAAATTTTGGGATATTTTTTCAATCGCATTTGCCAGCCCGTTAAAAATACCTGATTGAGAGCCGATCTCACCGAAGGATTTTATAAAAGAGTTTCGTAGTAATGTAAGGCTTTCTTCCACTCGTAAATTTAAATTTTTAGTAATCTCTTGTATTTCCGATTTGACTTTTTCAGTGCCGAGAGCTTTAAAAATAACTTCGTTGCTGATACCTCTTTCTTTTTCGGCAAATATCCGTACTTCCGTTCTATCAAATTTTCTAGCTTGCCCTTTCGCGGCAAAGTCCCGCTCTAATTGCCGAGCTAAAGCGTCTACGATAATAGGCGCTTGTTCAATAATAGAGTTAAGCTCTTCCCCGCGAAGTACCGAACCCAAACCTTGTGAGAATTGAAAGAAAGAGGCTTCTAATTCTTTAGCGGTACTACCGGAGATACGACCTAATGCGGATAGGTTTTCTATCAAGGTAAATATTTCTTTATTAGTTCTACCTGCGGATTTAGCATTCTGAGCAATTCGCGTATACAATGTCCCCACGGTATTAACAGGCTGTTTTGTACGTTCGGCAATATCGAATATTTCTTTTAAAACCGTTTTTTGCTCTTCTAATGACGAAACGGTAATCCGTATCTTTTGCTCTAAAGATTGATATACTTTAACAGCATTGAATACTTCAAAAGCTAAGCCTCCGGCTCCGGCAGTCTGAGCGAGTTCCTGTTGCAAACCGCCTTGTCGTAAATTTCTACCACGATTGTTATTTGACGCGCTAGATGTACGCTCACGGGTAGGCGCTCGTTCTTGAGTAACCTTGACCCGACTCGACAAAGCGGGAGCTTTAAGAGCCGCCAATTGGCTTTTTGCTTTTAAAATACCGGCTTGTAACCCCATAGGGGATTTATTAAGGGCAGCGGTCAGTATTCGAGTTTCATTAATCGCGGATTTTATACCTGAGCCTAATTCTAAAGATTTCTTTAGGGTGTTTGCTGATTTACCCGCTTGAGTAATGCCAAGGGTAAATTGTTTTACACCGGTGTCACTCAATTTTATCTTTGATATTTGGCGGCTTAATTGATCGCTTTTTCCTGTGGCGGTTCTAATAGCCGAAGTAAAATTATCAATCGAGTTACGATTTATTTTAACCGAGTTTAAGTTATTTTTTAAACTTGAAGCGGATTTACTACTGTTATTTATATTTTTAGTAAGCCCGTTTAAGGCGTTACCGGTTTTACTAACAGAAGCTTCAATAGTTTTAAACGCAGTGTTTATACTTGAAACACTGTTTCTCACCTTTTTTGCGTTAATGTCTATGGCATTAAGAGCGTTCGATACTTTTGAAGCGTTCCTAGCGATTGATAAGACCGCCTTATTTATAGACGCAAATGACGTTAAAGATGAGTCAGCCTTCTTAGGTAGCTTAGCTAATTCCCTATCAACGGCTTTTATTTGGCGTAAAGCGGTTTCAGCTTTAACCTTGATCTCAAATTCAAAAGTCATTTACGGGGTTTCTCACTCGATCTTATATATTCGCCGTCCACATATCGTATTATATACTCAAAAATATCAAACGACAAGCCGAAGTTTTGTACATTATCGGCGTATTCTTTTATGGCAGTCCACGGTATCGGAGTTAATCCGAAACCCGGTATGCGGCATGAGGATAGCGCAAAGAAAGCGGACACAAACTCAGCAATTACAGGGTTGGATATATCCGGTTTTTCTAACATAGGTGTAGGCGGCGGCATACCGCGTTCTTTTAGTATTTCCGCCGCTATATGAATGTCGGGGTTGTTCTTTGACCATAGAATATAGTCAAGAACTACTTTCCCAACTTTTTAGCTTTAGCGTATGTTACTTCAATCGCTTCTTCAACATAGTTTTCTTGTCTAGCTGAAAAATCAAACATGTCATTAAGGGGGTTTACGCCTAGAAGATCGTATATCGCGGTTAAAAATTTCTTAATATTTTCGGGTGTACATGCTACATCTTCAGCTTTATCGTCTTTGATACCTTGCCATGATTGGATACCTACTTCTGAAAGCATGTTGATTGTGTAATCTAAAACAGCTTTTTCATCACCCGCTTTTATTTTCTCTAGGTTCTCTTGATTATCGAAATAAAATTTAAAAGCTTTTTTGTTTAAAGACGCATTTGTTGAGGCGATATTTATTACCGGGAACTCACCATCGGACTTGAAATACTTAAAAGTAAACGGTCTGGTGTTATTCTTATGTTTTAATTTCAAATGATTAAACATTGTATACCTATAAGTTAGATGTTAAAAACACCCTAGGGATAGCTCCCTAGGGTCAGAAAAGACTATTATTCCGGTAATGGAGCAGAGAAGAACGATAAGATAGCAGACGATCCGAAACGTAAATCCGGGAAAGAAGTAGATGTAACATTCAACTCCACAAATTTGTTTTCGATCAATTCTACGCTGTCATCGCCGAGTGTAAATTCCGGCAGGTCAATAACGACTAAACCGTCATTTGAAGATAGTACAAAGTCGGCGGTTAGAGACACGTTATTTCTAACCGCGTCTAAGATAGTAGCGTCCGTGAATAGCATTTTTAACGTTGCTGATATTGAGATCGGAGCCGGGGAAATCGCATAGGAGGCTAATTGACCGAGAACATCCGTTTGTGTCATACCGTTATCAATTGTTAATTGTAAGTCAGTCAATACAATAGTATCGCCCGATTCATCTAACTTAGTAACACGTACACGTCGCATTGATGCGGCGGCGCTCATAGAGCTGTCTTTTGCAGGTTGCAAGGAGTTTACCGCCCCGGGTTTTAGTGTGGGTGTCGCAGGTTCACGATCCAAACTTACGAAGTTCAAATTAATATTTCCTAACGACGCGGCGGTAAGACTCAAAGCCAAGGAGTTAGGGTAGCAACCTTTTTGGTAGAAATATACGGGAGTATTACCTACGCCTAACGTGGGGTACGTCGCTTGAATTTGGTAGGTCTCTCGTAGGTAGTTTGCGTCATCAATAGGGACATTCATAACCATTTTACCGATCTGGATATAAAGGTCAGTTGGGAAAGTCACCGTTCTTTGAAGTTTTGTAGATATTTTATCCAGTTCCAAAATGTTTCCGACAATCCCGGTAACACGAGCCACCCCGTAGCTGTCATTAGGTACAGTGTTTTGCCCTGCCCCAACCACAGTACCGTCCGGAGCTTGTCCGCCGATAGCAATAAATTGCCCCACTTTTACGCCTGCCCCCGCCCAGTTAAAAGTGGAACCGCGATTAAGAGTGGCTTTTTTAGTTGATACGTTATAAGTCCAAACCGGCTTTGTACCAATAAGCCCGGTAAAACCTACACCTGCGTACTCTAAAACCGCTCCACGTTTAACGTTAGGTGTTTCAGCGGCTAAAGGGGACGCGCTAACTAAAGTTAATTCTGTAGCCCCTGCAGTGACCGAATTAGCTATTGTTTTAAAGCCGTTATTAGCCGGGTTAGAAAAGTTACGGGTATAAAATATAGCTAAATCGTTGGCACCCGCGGTGCCTATGTTTATTTTTGCGGCTTGGGCGGCGGTTATCGCCGGTACTTGATACCGTAAAATTCCCGGGATGGTGACATCGTTAATAGCCGTTGAAGGGATATACATGTCGGAGTTTGTCGAGCGGTTGTGCATCAAACCCTCGATGAAATGTTGCAGGCTAGCAATCGTCGCGGGTACTTCACCTTCAGCCGATGCCGAAAGGCTGACCGGGATTTCACGTTGTTGTTGACGTGTTTTCGATAACACATTGGGTCGTTCTTTAGTAACGGTAGCTCCTACCGTGAACGAAGACGACGTAACTAAATCCTTCCACGCAGTTGACGGCACGCCGGGGGCGGCCTCCACACAATAAGCGTAGTTTACCTCATTGGTATTCGTTGTAGGCATCTATAAAATCCTTATTTGTTTAAATAGTGGTTAAAATCGAGTTTAGCTAAAGCCGCAAAATAACGCTCATCTTCCCGTAAGGATACGGAGGAACCGATAAACATAATTTCGGGGTTTTGAAAATATTTTCCTTCAAATAAATTAACCGCGAAGTCCGCTTGTTCAGAACATATTTTAGACCCTTTTGTTAATAAAGTAAATACTTCAATAAAAAAAGTACCTTTATATTCATATTTACGGAAACCTGCAGGGGCTAAACTTATCTGTCTTCCGGTATCAACGGATAAAGAAAGCCTAACCCAATCCGTTTTAGGCGCGTCGTGTTTTTCGTTGGGTAATACAATCTTGGAACCGGTAAAAGACCAGTTATCAATAAAATGTTTAAATATCTTTGTGTTTACACCGGATAAATCCATCTACTTAAACCTATTAACAATTGGGCGAATAAAGCCGTTTGGGGCTTGGTCAGATTTGCCGTCTTCAAGTTCTTGTATATACTCCGCATTATTAACAAAAGAAAAATTTTTAATAGGTGAAGAAAGAAATTGTTTAAAAGATTGCTCAGACATAGCTTTAGCTTTAGCAACCTCCGCTTTACTCGCAGTATTTTTTAAAGTTTCCACACGAGTAGGCGCGAAGGGGGCTATAGACCAGTTAGACTGAGCAAAAGTTGTATCGATAGGTGTTCTTGACACTAGAGTATCAAGCATACTTTTGGTAGTAGCCTTTACATGTTCCTCGAAAGCTTTTGATATAAAGGACATCTTTCTATACCTATTAAGAGTTTGAAACCTGAATTTCTTCAGGTTTCCTGTAGCTTTTTTAGACAATATCTGTGAACAGATAACCCAATTGGTTGTCGATCATACGTTGATCGTACGACTGGTACACTGAGATACCCCACGATAACGATGCGGCATCTTTATAGATATTATATGCGATACCCGTGCCTTGAGGATCAAGATTGGATCGTCGAGTAATATCAACAAAGGTTACGCCGGATTGCGGTTTCTGGAAACCCATATCATCATTGTTAGGTGCGTATACCAACAACGCCGTTTTTGAGAATAAGAAATCAGTTGCGTCAACCGCGCCAACACCGTTGGGGTTCACCGTGGCGCCTGCTTCGATAACTTCATCTAAACCTAATTGATTAGCCAACAAAGCCATCGTAGCAATCGCCGGGCGGTCGGTAGTAGACCCGCCACCGATCAATTCGATAGTATCCGGGTGACGTAAAAACGCCGCTAGTACATCAGGCGCCAGAATTAATTTATTGGGTTTAAAGCCCGTTCTTCGTTGAACGGAGATTTTAGCGGCAATAATGTCATCAATCGGGCGACCTACGTTAGCGCCGGAGTAGGAACTCCAACGCGCGAGGCGGTTATTTGTTCCGGTTACATCGGAAGGGTCAAAAGCGGCGGATTTAGCAGTGTCGCCTTTTCCGGCGTACGCCCAAACACTACCCGGATTGGAAACCGTAGGCATAAATTTTTTAGAGAAAGAGGTTTCTCTTTGAATTAAAGCCTTCATGGTCAAATACATAGCTTTTTGAGATACGTCACCGCGAAGACCGCCGGTACGCGCTTCGAGGTCAATACCTGCCAAGAAAATATTCAATTCAGACTCATCAAAAGTATCGTTGACCGAGTATTCCCGAGTTAAATACGTTCCTTTGGTTTGCCCGGATTTGATACGGTTAGGGACGGTATTCGGTGAATGCTCCCGCATCTCATCACGCATAAAATCCGCTTTGGAATTTATGATATACTCTCCGGAAACTTGGGTTACTTTTTTAATCGGAAATACTTTATCGGCAATATAGTCTGTTTGGTCTTGCATATACGCAACAGACATGTTGCTTAAAAGTTTACGCGGAACCGTTAAATCTAACGGGGTGTCAATTGTAGAGAAAACCATTTTTGTAAATCCTTATTTTGAAATTCTAGTTAAGAGAACCCGCACAGATTGCCCTGCGGCGGTAGCGGCGGATAACGCAACACCGATAGCGGAAACGTTAGCGGGTAAAGCGGCGGCGTTAGCCACACCGACTACGCGACCTGCAGTAGTCGTCGGATGAACCAAAGAACCGGCGGTAATAGCCGCATCAGCCACAACGGTAAAAGTACCTTGTAATTGTGCGATAGTAACAGCGGTTCCCAAGGCGTTTTCACTGTCGTAGGGTTGCACGGATACAACACCGGCTACTGTATCGGTAGTGGCGGTGGTTCTTACAACGCGACCGGTGTTGTCGACCCGAACGAGTAAACCGAGAGAGTTTCTTAAGTCCTCTCCGGCTGTCATCGGTAAATTAACAATCATATTAGCCATTATTTAGTTCCTTTTAAATAATTAATTACTGTCTTAGATTTATTAGGTGACATAAAAAGCTGTACACGAGCTTTTTCAATCGAGATATTTTCTTTATTGCTTAACGCGGTAGCCTCTTTTTCAAAAGCGGTTTCTAAATCTTCAGGGTCATTAGAAATCTCCTCTTTAACGTCCGCGCCTTTTTCCTTATACATTTCCCCAAGGGTTGCATTTTGAGAAAGTAATACTTGCATGACCCCTTCACGAACTTCGGCGTTAGGGATATTAACAACTTGTTCGCTAAGAGCAGTCAAAACTTCATCCGGCGCGGGTAAATTAGATAATTGCGCTTTGAAAGTTTTAATGGCGGTTTCTTTTTCCGCATTTAACGCGGCGGTAGCCAGAGCGTCTTTTTCTTTGACCATATCGATAAGTTCTTCACTATCGGTGTCAAAATATTTTTTACCGGATAACGCGGTATACACCGGCACCGGGATAGGTTTCGTAGCTTGGGCTAATTGAGCTTTGAGGTTTAAAACTTCCGCTTCTTTATCCGCTAATTGTTGTTTAATTTCTTCAATCATGTTTTGGTCGTCCTTATTGTTTAGGTAAGTTGTTACAGTGGCGAGTTCATCCGCCGGGTCGTCAGTTAATGATATTTCTAAAAATTCTACATCTGTATATGAGTATTTAGTCATGTTTTACTATCCTAGTCATAAAGCCTACAGAGAACCCCGGTAAATTATTCAATTTAACGTCACTAAAAGCTTCTATATTATTCAATTTAATACCGACGATTAAACCGGTTTTATCTGTAGGGAGATTAAACGACGCGCCAATCTCTTTAGTCATCGGCAATGCAAATAATATTTTACCTGAGGGTTCTTTACCATACTCATGCTCTAAGTATACCGGGCGGTAGTCACTTTCCATTAATTTCACAGACGCTTTTAACATTTCCAACTCCGGAAAATGCCCACCTTTACTATTAAAATGCGGCTCCCCGTTGATATTACATATAAAAGCATAGCCGAAAACTAATCCTAGTTCACGATCCATGCTTAAAGTTTCAATAGTTAGCTTTTCCAAGTAAAAATCCTTTTTATTCACTAGGGTTGATTATAAATTGTATTATATACTTGTCAAGTTTTTATTTAAAAAAATTTTTGCCACCATCCGGTACTTCGTATTTTTTGTATAGCCGCCGTTAATTTTTTATCCATACGATCTTCAGCGTCCCCTATTATATTACACCTATTCATCACCTTGGCTACCGCTTTGCGGTTTGCTTCCCTATCCAAATCACTAAGGTAATTAGCAGATTTCCCATTAGCGAACCACGCGGCGGCTACCGCTTTGCGGTTTGCTTCGCTATTCGAATCACTAACTTTCTCCTCTATCTAAGCTAGAGTGCCCGAGCTACCGAATCCGGAACTACCACGTTCAGTATAGTGTTTATTACGCTCGTAAGACCTCCGAATAGTATATGATGGTACATGAGCTATAACCGCTTGAGCGATACGCTCATACGGTTCGACAATATATACTTCTTTTGATAAATTAAATAAACAAACTTTTATTTCCCCGCGATAATCAAAATCAACAGTGCCTAAAAAAGTGGTAATCCCCTTATTGAACAACAATCCTGACCGGGGTCGTATTTGTAATTCTAAATTTGGTCTACGAAACCTCGAAACTTCAATACCGGTAGGTATACTTACGCTACTCCCCGGTAGTAGCTCATGTTTTTCAGGTATCCTAGCGTGAAGGTCGAAACCGGAAGCATATTCCGACCCTCTAAACGGGGCGCATTTTTCATCTAATAAATAATATTCAAACATTGTATTTATCGGCTAAAACGGCGTAACCTACAAGATCGCGTAAACTGTCTTCGTGATCGGGGTTAGCCGATAACCTTGCCATCTTCAAATCCATCATCAATAAAGCGACTATTTTAGGTGTTATTTTGGCGCCTAAAATTTGCGACCAACGGACTGCGATACGCTCCGGAATATCGTCTTTGCCGTATTCTTCGTAGCGTTGCGTTAATATATCGTCAACCGCTTTCAAAAAATTATTCATTATTGTAACTCCAATTTAAATTTTAAGTTAGTTAAAAGCTCTCTAATCTGATTACCTAACAGGGTAGTATCTCCTTTTTGTAAAACTCCGCTAACTGTTGTCTTTGTAAAACATTATAAATTAAGGCGGAAAAACTATCCACTAAACTGTTTAGTTCTTTTAATTGCCCGTAAGGTATGTTTTCTGTCTTTGTTACGACTAAAAGCGTTTTTAAAGCCTCCTTGGACATTACGGATACTTGAGGGTAAATATAGCATAACGGTTGGGTTATTTGAGACGATAAAGCCAATAATCCCGATAAACGATGTATAATATTTTCTTTTGAGAGACCTACGGTAATATATTCAGGC